TTGACGACCGCGACCTCGATCTGCCGCTTCAGCGCCCACAGCGCGGTCTCGGCCGCGGTGGCGCCGGCGTCTTCCAGCTGCGCCGGCTCCGAGACTTCGGCGACGATCCGGACGGTGGCGACGGTCGTGAACTGTTGCGCCCCGCCGCGGCCGAGGCTCTGGCGGCTCTCGCCGAACAACCTCAGCTTGACGATCGGATATTGCCCGATCTGGGATGGCCAGTCGCCCGGCTTGTAGACGCGTTCGCCAGCGTTGGTCTCCGCGTCGATGATCGCGGCATAGACCGCGCTGAGGAGGTCGATCGACGTCGTCACCGGCTCAAGCCATTTCCATCAGCATCAGCTTCGCGTGGCCATGGCCATCGGGCTGGACGTCGCGAACGACATAGGTCTTCCCCATCGAGGGGATGAAGGCGGTGTCTCCCTGGGCGGGAGTGCGCGGAAACAAAGCGACACGGACACCGAGGACGGGGCGGCGAGAAGTTGACGTCGACATGTCCTGCGGGTTGATGTCGACCTGCTCATATTCCGCGTCGAACACCGCGTCAGCGAGCGCGAAGGGCTCCAGCTCGCTCGGCGTGTAGATCGGCCATGTCGATTGATCGGAGGCCTGGCCCTCGCCGAATAACCCCATGACGGGGGCGAGGACCAGGCGGTCCCAATCGATCGCCACAGATCAGGCCTGCTTGACCTGAACGCCGTCCTCGACATTGACGGCGGGACCCTCGCTCTGAACGACCTGGTCGCCCTCGTCGGTGAGGAGGAACCCGAGCTTCTGGAGTTTCTCGCCCTCGTCCGAGGCGAGCGTCACTTCGCCGCCCGGTCCGACCTCGCCATCGTCGTTGACGACGGTGCGGCCGGGAGCGACCTTGTACGTGTTCAGGGTGGGAGTCTTGGCCATGATTGGCTCCTGTCGTTCGAAGGGGGAGGGCGCGGCGCTTAGAGGACCGTGACGGCCAGGCTCGCGTTGACGCGGCTTGGGATGACCAGCGGTGCCGACTGCATCATGATGATGAGCTGCGCGGGGTCGTCCTGGATCCACGTCTTCGGCGCATAGGCCATCGCCTTGTAGGCGAAGCGCGGGTCGATGATCATGCCGAACGCGCGCGTGCCCATGAGGGCCTTGCCGCTGGACATGATGACGGTGCCGTCCGGGATCATCGGCTGCTCGACGTTCGCCGAGTCGATGTACCAGTCGTTGTAGAGCCAGAGATCGTACTGACCCCAGCGGCCCTTGTAGACGGCGCCTGCCTCGATCTGCGAGCCCGGGTTGACGACGTTCCCCTGATTGGAAAGTCCGGGGTAGAAGATCGCACCCTGGACGCCCTGCGCCGTCAGGAACTTCTGCCAGGCACCGTTGGTGAACACGATGTCGGTGCACACCGCGCCCGACGCCTTGAGAATGGCGGTGGCCCAGGTGTCGATCTGGCCGGCGATGTTGGTGTCGAGGCCCTGAGTGTTCAGGGTCTGACCCCAGCGGGCGGTGCCGCTCAGCGCGATCGTGAGGGTGGACGCGCGGCCGAAGTCGATGACGGAGGTCGGGAAACCGTCACCGGCGATCGTGACCGTGCCGGTGGTGAGCGCGGAGGCGGCCATCCACTCGAGGCGGCGGTTCACCATGTCGACCTGGTCGGCCATCTCAAAATTGAGGTTGGCCATCATGCGCTCTTCGCCGGAGAGCTCGCCGCCGATGCGTTCACCGATGGCGCGGCGAACCGGCTTCCTGAGATCGGGGGCCCGCTTGTCCTTGATGTAGGCGGGCTTGAACTTGTTCGTCAGGTACTTGCGCTGCTCGACGATTTTTCCCTCGACCAGCGGCGAGACGAACGGCGACATGCGGCGGAGGCCGACGTCGACGTCGATCGCCACCTCTTCGGTGTCGTATTCGACGATGTTCGGGAAAAACTTGTCGAGCAGGAAGTTCTGCGACACCTTCAGATTGGGGACGACCTGGACGAGTTCCGCGGTCGTGAACGAGAGAGAGTCCGGCATGATCGTCTCCATAAAAAAGGCCCGCGCGTCGGCGGGCCCGTGTCAGGGGATGGTGGCTAGGACGATCAGCTGGGATCGGCCGCGGTCACCGGGGTTTTGATGTAGATGTTCTTCAGCTCGAGGGCGGCCGTCGCGGCAGCCAGCGTGATGCCGGAGCCGAGGGTGAGGGCCGCACCATTGAACTCGCCCATGGCGTAGACGCCGCCGAGCGCGTCGGCCGAGGTGGCGTCGACCGTGTCCACCGCGATCGCCACAGGCGTCTGCGAGCCGTCGGCGGAGGCCGACAGGGCGAGCGTGTACTTGCCCGTCGCGGTCACGATGCCGAGGACGGCGCCGCGCGGATAGATCTGGCCGGCCAGGAAGGTGACGCCAGACTTGGTGACGACCTTCAGGTCACCCGCGATCAGCTGATCGGGGACGAAGGCGTCCTGGACGACGCCCGGCTGGAAGGGGTTGTTCGAGATGGGGTTGGCGGAAAGGGGCATGATGTTTCTCCGTAAAAGGCGGGGTTAGGCCGCGCCGGCTTTCTTGACCGCCGCGAGGACGCGCTCGCCGAAGCCAAGCTTCTGCGGGCCGCCATCGGCGCCGGGACGAGCCTCGGTGCGATTGCCCATGCGATCGTCGAGGCGCGAGCCGCGGGGCTGGGCGACAGGCGTGGCGGCCGCCGTCAGGAGGTTGGCCGCCGCCGCGCTGGGATTGCGGGTGGTGAAGGCGAGGGTGGCGGCGAGGTCGGGGCGCGCCGCAGCGGCGGGGTGGCCGAAGATCCGCGAGGCGCGAAGGTTTTCGCGAGCGCGTCCGGCGGCCAGGCCGCGGCGATAGGCCTTCTTCGACTTATCGTCGTCGCACTCGCCTTCGTCGTCGCCATCCTCGGCGTCCTCGGAAGGCTTCTGATCGTCGCCTTTGGCTTTCGAGGCGCCGGGCTTATCCTCCTCATCCTCGGCGGTTTCCTCGTCGCCGTCTTCCTCGGCGCGACGCGCATCTTCTTCCTTGCGCTTGTCGTCCTCTTCGGCGCGGCGAGCATCTTCCTGCTGACGGCGCTCGTCTTCCTCTGCGCGCTTGGCCTTGCGCGCCTCCTCATCCTCGGGATTTTCGTCCTCGGCGCGGCGGCGGGTGACGCGGCTGCCGAGCGCGGCCGCGCCGGCGAGTAGATGGGCGAACGGGGACACTCCCGCCGCCAGGATGGTCTTGGACATGGGATTATCTCCGTCTTGGTGAGCTAAGCGATTTCGGCGATGAGCGCGGCGAGGGCGGCATCGGGCGCCATCACGGCATCCGCGAGGCCGGCCGTGACGCCGGCGGCGCCCATGAAGGTGCCGGCGGCGAAGCCACGCACCTGGTCCGTGGTGAGGCCGCGCGCGTTGGCGACGGCGTCGTAGAAGATCTCGCCCATCGCATCGATCTCGACCTTGAAATGGGCGAGGGCCTCGGCCGAGAGCGGGATCTCGGAATGGCCGTCCGTCTTGCGATCGGCGCCATCCGAGGTGATGAAGGTGACCTTGAGGCCCGCCTTGCTCAGCGCCTCGGCCATGTCGACGTGCATGCAGATGATGCCGATGGAGCCGGTGCCGCCGGTGCGGGGAACGATGACCTTGTCGGCGGTGCAGGCGAGCCAGTAGCCGGCCGAATAGGCGCTCTCGCTGAGGATCGCCCAATGCGGCTTGTTGCCGCGCAGCTCGAGCATCGTGTCGTGGAGGTCGGCGGCACCGGCGACTTCGCCGCCGCCGGTGTCGTAGACCGTGGCGATGCCGCGCACCTCCGGATCTGCCTGGGCCGTCAGAAACGCCTGTCGAAGGCCGTCATAGCCGGTCATGCCGGAGAAGGGGCGGAGCGACCCGAGCTTGTGAACGAGCGTGCCCGAGACCGAGATCACGGCGGCGCCGCCGAGCACGTCGTAACCCCCATCGCTGCCCCGGTCGCGGGACGACGAGAAGACTACATCTTCATCATCGTCGTACCATGCACGCGGTTCGATGATGGAGCCATTGGCGCGGACGATGCTGGTGATGCCGAGACGCTCGGCCAGGGCAGCGATGGCGATCTCCGCCTTGCGCGGATGAAGTGCCAGCGGGGTATTGAACACCCTGGTCGCCAGGTGAGCGAACTGCTGCATCACACGGCTCCCGGGTCTTTGATGGTGCTCTCGGCGTCTTCCTTGACGAGACCGACCCCCGACCATGTCGGCAGGGGCACACCGGCTTCCTTGAACCGCTTGATCGTCTGGGCACGCATCTCGATCATGTCGTCGCCGTCGATCCCCTGCTCGGCGCAGAGCTCGTCATAATCCATGAGGGCCGAGTCCATCCCAAGGATGGCGCCCTTGACCTCGTTCACAGGATCGATCCAGCCGCGGCCCGGTCCCACCATCTTCGCCCGCGAATAGGCCTCACGGAACTCGGCGAAGTCCGGAGCTCCGGCGGGGAGCGGGAGATCGTCGATCTCGTGCGCCTCTTCGACAAAGGCCGAGATGATCGGCATCGCGAAGCCGCTGGCGAAGTCGTCCTTGCGCCTCGACATGGTTTTCCAGAACTCGAGCATCGCACCGCGCGCGCTCGAATAGTTCACGTCCGACCAGTCGTTCGATACCTGCTGCGCCGACAGACCGGCGGCCGAGGCGATGTTCCGAAGGAAAGCCTTCTGGAACACCGGAAAATTGGCGCTGGGGCGGGCGGCGTTGAGCTGTTTCACGCTTTCGCCGGGGAACAGCTTCGCCATGTTCGGTCCGGCGCCCGGAATGCGGATCCTCGCGTCCTCATGGTAGCCGAGCCGCGCGTCCTGGTAGGAGCCGAGCTTCTCGCCGTTGTTGAACGCCTCTTCGGCGAACTCCGGATCCAGCGGGCTCTCCAGCCAGGCGCCGAAAATCGAGTTGAGGATCGTCGCGTCGAGCTCGGCCGTGTCGGCCCTGAACAGCATCTTCATCCGCTGCATCACCGGAGCGAGGATGCCGGCGCCGCCGCGATGCTGGTTGGCGCGGTCGCTGTCGAAGTCGTGCACGATGACCGGGCGACCCCATTCGGTCTCCCGCTCGATCCGCTCCCAGGTGAGGCTGTCAGCCGCAGAGAACCAATCGCCCTGGTGCGCCTTGCGAATATGATAGGCGACCGCGACGCCGTCCTGGTCCACCTCCACGCCGCCGCGCATGACGTTCTGGTCGAACATCATCTGCGGATTGGACAGCCGGTCGGGGTCGATCAGCTGCACCGCGGTCGCGTAGCGAGCCCGGCCGAACCCGCATCGCTCTGGGCGCCATTGAAGCATGGCGAGCGCGTCGCCGTCGATCAGCTTGTGCCGAAAGCCGACGCGGAAGATCTGCGGCGTAAGAAGCCGGCGCTGGACGTCGCACCATTTGCCGGCGCTCATCGCCCAGGTGCGATAGCTCGCATCGATGGCCTTGGAATATTCATAGGCCCACGCGGCGTCGAACGAGGTCAGTCCGGTGTAATAGGCGAGGGCCTTGAAGTCGGGCTTGAAGATCGGCCGGAAATTGGCACCGACCGCATTGTCGAGGATCCGGGTGACCGCGCCAGAGGCCCAGCCATCATTCTTCACCAGATCGCGCATGCGGGCGACGATCGTGTCGCGCCACGGGTTGAGCTCGCCGTCGGGCGACCACAGGTACGGCTGCCAGTCGGCGACATGGGCGCCGCGGAGATCCGCCGCGTCGTAAGGGACGTGGTTGCCGCCGACGAGCGCGAGAGGTCGACGACGCATCGGCTGCCCGGTCGCGTCGAGGATTCGGACTTCCGCGTTCATCGGCACACGAACCGCATCATGCGCCGGCGGCCGCCGATGCCGAGCGCGCGCTGCAGCTGCATGATGAGCGCGGTAACCTCGCCAACGTTGCTGACCCGCTTGGTGACGGACTTGGCGCCGTCACCCTGGGTGTAGGACAGGGTCGAATAGGAATTGCCCGTCTGCAGATCGATCAAGGCGGCCTGGGCCGACGCGAGGGCGGCTCGGAGCTGATCGGCGGACATGCCGTCGAATACGCTCATGTCGGTCGTCCCTTCGCGAGCAAGCTGCCGAGCCTGCGGGGGTTCGTGGGGGAGGCCACCGTCACGCTAGGCGCGCGCGGTGCCGCAGCGGCGGCCGGCGCGGGCGCTGGCTTTGCCGGCTCAGCATTCGGCGGGGTGTCTTCCACGGCAACCGCCTCGATGATTGCGGCGCCGACCTTGTCTGCCTCACGGTTGAGCTTCAGCCCGAAGTGCTGAAGCCCCGCCAGCGCGGCATAGGCATAGACGCGGCAGTCGAGCGCTTCGTTGGCTCGGCCAGCGGCGCACTCCCAGACGCGGTAGCGAACTCCGCCGCGCTTCTTCACGACCAGTTTCTCGGCCGTTAGCTGCGCGAAATAATTGAGGTCCCGATCGGCGGGGAAGTGCATGTATCCTGGGCCGGGCCGGATGGCATGTAGCCGGGTCCGGATCGCGTCCTTCGCCGCGTTTACGCCGATCGTGAACGGCTGATAGCTTCGCCTGGTCTTCGACGTCGGCCGCTTCGAAGGCCACACCGGGGACCGCTTGCCACCTTGGGCAGGGTCGCCGCGGATGCCCCAGATCCGTCTTCCGATCCGCGCCTTCGCGAATTGGTAGACGGCTTCCGTCCGGCCGCCGCCGGTGTCGATGCAGGCGGCCAGCACCGGGAAGGTGCGCCCGTCCGATCTGTTCCACAGGCGCTTCAGATATTCGTCCAGGCGGTCCCAGACGCCAGGGTCGTTCGGATCTCCGGAGAAGACCTGATAATCGAGCGACCACGATTCCTCGTCTCGGCCCCAGCCGACGACCTCAACCTCGAGGCGGTCGTTCTGGGTGTCGATGCCCGCCGTGATGACGGCGACGCCTTCGGGGACCTCCGCCGAATAGACCTCCCGGCGGGAGAGAAGCTTGTCTTCCTTGAGCGCGTTTTCGCCGAAATCTTCGAAGGGCTCGCCGAGCACCGTGTTGACGAAGGTCTGCCGCTGGAGCGGGTCCTGGTGGACCTCGATCCATTCGGCGACGAGGGCCGGCCACGAAGCGTTCGGGTCGAGACTGTAGCCGGTCCAGATGTGGAAGCCGGCGTGCCCGTTGAACGGCGCGGTCGCCACCCATTCGCCGCGGGCGAGCATGCCAGGCTTGTCGGCGTCCGAGATGATGCAACCGCTCTTGCAGAGATAGTAGGCGGTCTCGGGGAGCGGCTTGCCCTCCGCGTCGTGCTCCCACTTCATGCCGTAGGGCGTGTCGACGCCGCCCCACTCCAGCACCTGTGCCAGACCGCATTGCGGGCAGGGGACGTGATATTTCCGCTGGTCGCTCTGAAGGTAGGATTTCTCGATCCGGCTCGCGCCCTTGACCGTGGGCGTGCTGCCGAGGACGATTCGGCGGTTCCAGAAGGTCTGCGATCGGCGGATGCCCAGCTTGATCTGGTCACCCTCATTGCCGGCGCCGCCGGCCGGGTAGCCGTCGACCTCATCGAAGAGGACCAGCCGGGCGGTGATGCGCCGGAAGCCGCCAGGGCTGTTCGCTCCGACGAAGCTGATAGACGCGCCGTTGCGGAACGTCCGCTTAAGCAGCCTTTGCGCTGTGTCCCTAGACTTCAGGTCGCCGGTGATCTCGGCCAGCACCGGGGTGTCCCGGAGCATGGGGGCGATCTCGGTCGCGCTGTAGTCTTCCGCGTCCTCGACCCGCGGCTGCACGACCAGGATCGGCGAAGGGTCCTGGTGGATGTGGAAGCCGATGACGTGATCGAGGATCTTGGTGTAGCCGACCCTGGCCGACTTCATCACCGTGATGGTGGTGACCGTCGGGTCCGTCACCGCGTCCATCATGCCGACTTGGTAGGCATAAGCCCGGAACCGCCCGGTCTGCGCCGATGTCTCGGCGGAGAGGACGGCGTAGCGCTCGGCCCATGCGCTCAAGGTGAGCTTGGGCGGAGGCCGCAGGTTTTCCTTCAGGGCGGACCGCAGGCCGGCGGCGTAGGAACGGTCGCCGTCTAGGTAGCGCTCCTCTTCAGGCGGCAGCGGGCTCGTGGTCAAGGGTCAGAGCCTCCAGCGCCTCGACCAGCACGCCGCGGAGTAGGTCTTCGATCTCGGCGACGGAGCGGCAGCGAAACAGCGCCGGGGCCTGTTCGGACGGCACGGCCAGCACCTTCGTTCGGACGCGGGCATATTCCTGCCCGACCGCCTTTACGCAGTTGGACGACAAGTGGACGGTGCCAGCCTTGAGGTCATAATCGAGCTGCTTCAGGCGGCCGAGATAATTCTCTTTCAGCTTTAGCGCCTCGTCCAGCGAGAGCAGAGGATGCTGCGCCACCAGGCGCTCGGCGACCTCGGCGGGGGTCTCGGCTTTGCGGCTGCCGGTGCGACGGGGTGAGACATTTTTCTCGGGTGGGGCAACTTGCGTTGTCCCACCGGCCAGCTCCGCACGCTTGGCGATGGTCCGGCGGTTGGGCTTTCGCCATTGCCCGCCGACGAGAGAGGCGAGGATTTTTCCGTCAGGCTCCGGAGACAGCAGCCCTTTTTTGATGGCGCGTTGGACCTGCTTACGATCGCAGCCGGCGCGGCGAGCGAACTCGCTGACGCTAACGGACTCCCCCTTCCCCTCCTGCGACAACTTTTGAACCCCTTCAGCTACAAAAACATCGAGGCGCGCAATTACCCTCGGCTCAGGATGGTCGGGGAAGGACCCAAACCCTTGGCCCTCCATTCGGGTGGGGCAGGGATCACGCCTCGATGTAGACCCCGACGCCCCTCCGGTTCTGAATGGGATGGGCACCGTGCCGCGCGAGCTTCTGCTTGATGCGCGTCAGCAGCACATCGACCGAATTGCTGTCGCTCGTTTCCTTCTGCCCGTAGCGCTCGGCGAGGACGTGGCGCGGGATCGGTCGGCCGTTGGCCTTCATCAGCGTCCGGAGCACCGCCGACTCGCCGCGCGTCAGCTTGACGTCGGCGCCGTGGAACCGGACCGGCCCGTAAGGCGCCATCGCAATCCCGGCGCGCTCCAGCGGTTCGTCCCTGGCGATGTCATAGCCGCAGCACGGGCAGATGGCCGTCATGGGATCACCTACCGATCCGTCGCTTGGGGTTCGGCTACTAGTCCGGAGCTGATCGCGAGGGCGTCCCGGCCTGGTGCGGCTTGAGACGCCGGAGCTTCTGGGCACCAGCGACGCGACGGATGAAGTGGATTCGCTCGGCGCCCAAGCGATTGTCGGAGCGGGCCGTCACATAGACTTCCCAACCGAACGGCGAGGCGAGCACGCCGATCAGGTCGACGATGAACCACGGGATCATGGCGGTCTCCTGCTTTGGGTGTGACTATCGAGCCGTCGCCAGAGCCTTGCGCAGCGCGGCGTCGAACTCGATCGCCGCGTTCTTCTTCAGGTAAGCCTGCGCCCGGCCGTAGAAGTCGAGCCGCTTTGGCGCTGGCGTCGTGTCCTCGAACTTAATCAGGAGCTTCAGCGATCCGGCGGGCTTGGCACCGCGGCGGCCGCGCATCCTGGCGCCCGACTTGGGCGCGCCGCGCCTCTGCCAGACGCCGTTCACGATGCGGCCGTCTTTCGTCTTGATCGGGCCGATGAAGATGTTCGGCTTGCCCTTCAACGTCTGCAGCTTCGTGCGCGGCAGGTTGCCATATTGGTTCAGAGCGATCTGACGCGGCGCGAGCATGGCGCGCTTCGAACCGAGGGAGCGCATGCCGCCGACGACATAGGGCTCGAGATATTGCGCCTGGATGTCCTTCGCCGCCACGAGCGCGATGGGCCGCGCCTTCGTCGCGACCTCGATCCGATATGCCTTTTCGGTGAACGGCGTCGGACGGTCGAATGTCTGGTCGATGAGCGCCGTCTCTTGCGCCGCCACCCCCTTGGCGAGCGCGTTGAGCGCCAGCGAGGTCGCGAACGGCACCTGCTTGGCGCGCAGGTTGATGAACGCGCGCTGGAGCGGCTTCAGTTCCGGTTTGATGTTGACCGCGATCACGCCGCCGGCCAGCGCCGCTGCTCGCGTGCCTCCCGCCTCAGCTCGGCGATGATCTCAGACTTGTCCTCTGAAAAACGCTCCGGCTGACGGTGCGACGGGGACAGCCGTTCGACGCGGAGGGCGAGGTCGTCGAGCCTGTCGGCAAGAGCGTTCGCCATCGCTGCCCCCCGTGTATATGCCCCGCCACTCGCGCTGGTGCTTCTCGCCCCAGGGGAAAGCAAAAGCGGTTGCACGGCGGAGTGGCGGGCTTCGGAGAGCGCGCTCCGAAAATGGAAACGCCCGCTGCCGTTTGGGGCGCGGGCGCAATTCCGAAACTGAATTAATGTCGCGGACTGTG